CGATGCTAATTTATTAAATTTATCCGCAATGTGCCTGTGGTGGGACCCCTCTACAAAATCTGGCCACACACATTTTACAAAAGATAGAAAATCATTTTTAGCTTTATTCTGTATCTTTTTCTCAGCATGTAACACTTGAAGTTGTTTGAAGGTCTTTCGCACATCTGCAGGTAATTTACTTATGTCAACCTGATTCAAGTCCATGGTACCAATATGTTTTCAGTATACACGAATGTGTAAATTAAGCAATACAACCTAGAGTAGTGGGACCCCTTTTTACAAAAAGGGGTGATAGGGTCTATAAAAGTTTAGATTTTTGCGATTGGTTTAGGATCCCTGGTCCAGTCTTAAAGATGCCCGGGATTGTCTGTACTGGACCAGAAATACAACACCTGCGCTGCGCGAAGACGACCGCAGGTGGTGGTGTGACGCGCAGCCAGTGTATAAGATATCCGTAGAAAGGGAATTTCTTAAATATCTTATATATCCTATATAATCCTTGACAGGTTATTTGTCAAGTGATAAAAACAAATCAGAAAGGAAAAATAAATATGAGTAAAACAATGACTAAATATCAGCTTGAACACTTTAAAGATAAAGTGAACAGGCAATTTGAACCATTGATCCGAGATCAGGAATTATTGGTTAAACAATTTAAGACTGAAGCAACTGACAAAGCTGTATCAAAGCTATCTAAAAAGATTGGCGCAGATGTAATTATTGAAAAGTTTGCTAAAGCAGAAAAAATGTTAGAGGAAGCAAGAGCAACAGCGCTAACATTTTTTAATAAGAAAAAACCAAAAGACGCGGAGCTTCAATATAATTTTAGAAGAGGCAGTCATAATAATAATGACATAACTCTTCGGGATTGTGAAGACCAGCTTCGCGAGTGGGCTTCTGATCTAGCCCAGCGTGAGATTGAGAAGCGACCTGAAGGCGCAAAACTACGACACCTCAAAGAGCTTAAACAAAAAGCAAAAGATGTTGTTATGGAAAGTGGAACGCCTGATAGTCTTGCAATCGCACTTGATAAAGTATCTCAAAAAATTGGGTTAAGGTGGAACCAAGATTTAACCGCTTTACCAAATTTTAAACAATAAGTATTGACAGGGGCTATCCTATAATGTAGGATAGTCCCAGAAAGGATAATATGAATATAGATAAATTATATCAAGTAGCAAAAGACATTGAAGAGAAATCCGAGTTTATTGTTTCATGGCATGCTAAAAAATATAATAAGACTATTTTTAGAATTGGAACTTTAGACAAAGAGGGTTGCAGAACTTGGGAAGACTCTAAAGGAAATAAATTAATGTGTTTTTGGGATGTTGTAATCGAGAGATATACAACATGCATTAACCCTATGATAACTTATAAGAAAGCGAGGAACTAATGTTTTTTAGATTGTTTACGTTGTTAAGTGGCTACGTTCTTTTAATATTGGGCGCAGTGTTAGCAATACATTTCGATTTTACAATCGGCGTTTTAATTAGCGCCAGTGGCCTATTTATGTTTTGGGCAATGTTGCCCCAGCATATTGAAAGGTGATCAACTGATCCCTGGTCCTGAGCAAATACATCCGGCTTTAGGCGTACTAGATGTCGGTGAGAGTACGTATCAGGACCAGGGATCAGTCAACCATCCGGGTCGCGCCCGTACCGTTGGCTGGTCAATTGTTTGTGGCCCTGGCTGCTTTGCAGAAATGGGCCACAAGCTACAAGCAACAAGCGGCAAGCAATTGACAAATTAAGCATAAAGGATTATATAGGATATTATGAAAGTAAAAGATGCAAAAAAAATAACTGATAGTTTCACCCGAACGACTAAAATGCCGGGCCTGAGCTATTCCCTGCCAGCCTGGGAATGCAAAACAGGTTCAAAGCTCCGGAAGGTTGCAGGTTCTGTTTGTTCGATGTGTTACGCCCTGAAGGGTAACTACACCAGATACCCAGAAATAAAAAAAGCTCAATATAGAAGATTGAAGGCCATGCGCTCCCCGTTGTGGGTCGATGCAATGATCACCGTTATCAAGCGTCAAAAATGGTTTAGATGGCACGACGCCGGAGACGTCCAGGATCTGGAGCACTTAAAAAAAATTTATGAGATTTGCAGGTCAACACCTGACACCAATCACTGGCTGCCGACCCGTGAAGCGTGGATAAAGGACCACCTGCAAGACAAGCCGGCAAATTTAGTCATAAGATTTAGCCCGCCAATGATGGGACAGCGCAACGACAGCTGGCCCAATTCCTCAATGGTGGTTAAATCTGGCGCTAGTTGCCCTGCGCCTTCGCAGGGCGGCAAGTGTGGAGATTGCCGGGCTTGTTGGAATCCTGCCATAAAAGTTGTAAGTTACGGCAAACATTAAAATGACTTTTAAACATCCTAAATATTACAAAGAGCTGGAGAAGATCCGAAAAGAATTCTTAAAGCAACAAGCAGCAAGCACCAAGCGTCAAGCGCCAAGCGACTCGAACAGCAAGCCACAAGCATCAAGCGACAAGCAGCAAGCCTCAAGCGACAAGCCGCAAGCATCAAGCTCCAAGATCTGAGATCCACGGAAAAGTTTCACGGCTCCTGAACCGAGGTGCTGGACCATGATGAAGGTGTTGTGTGGATGCTTAACGTGGAAGCTAATTTGGTGTGGTGAAAGACGTACCTTGTTACCCTTTGTAACTTTAAGTTCTACTGTGAAAAAGTGGCCAGAAGTATTACAGGCCAATAGATCAGGAGTGCCAAGTAAGCTATTATTCTCAAGTCTAATCCACGAAATCTGTGGAATAGATTTCTTAATTTTTTCATAAAATTTACGTTCTGGTTTCAAGGTAACTAGGGTGTCTAATCTGGTGTGTTAGGCGCGATAATTAACTTTTGTCTTTCTGGTTTTAATACTACACGAATTGTATTCTGTCCAATTATATTTGACTCTTGTACTTCAATTCTTTTTATTTCTTCTAGATGATGACCGACCTGCATGTAGATACGAGCATTACCTATGCCAGTAGTTTTCTTTCCTTTGACAACCGTAAACTGTTCAAGATACTCTTGCAAGTGCTTCACGAACATCTCTTAATTCCTTTCTAAGTTCACCATTTAATTTTTTATGTGTCTCATTTATTTCCTCTAAGTCTCTAATTCTTAATTTTAATTTCTCTATTTGTCTTTCTAAATCGTGTTCTCCCCTGTCATCCTTATATACTTTCATACTTGACACTATAGGATAGTTACCCTAAAAAGTCAATATGGGAGTTCCTAAAAGATTAACAGAGATGCAAAAAAGATTTGCTGAGTTGCTTGTGTTTGGTGATGAGAATGGACCACTAACACAAACAGAAGCAGCAATAAAAGCAGGCTACTCAGAAAAGAGAGCTAGACAAGAAGGATCAGAGTTAACTAATCCAAGACATAGCCCATTGGTTGTAAAATATATTGGAGAGCTAAGAGAAGAAAGAGTTAGAAAACATGAAGTTACTTACGAGGGCCACGTTGCAGAACTTGCCAGATTGCGTGAAGCAGCTTTGAAAAAGGGTAGCTTTTCTTCTGCTGTAAATGCTGAAGCAAACCGAGGCAAAGCAGCAGGATTATATATAGACCGTAAAATAATAAAAACAGGAAAATTAGAGGACCTATCAGAAGCAGAGTTAGAAAACAAAATGAAACAAATTCTATCCGATTACGAACCGCTTCTAAACGCGAAGGTTGTTGACGGTGAGTCATCTGAAATTAAATCTTCTGAATCTTCTTTACCCAAGCCCGAGGAATCATCGTCCGATCCCCAAAACTAAAACCATCTTCATCTTTATCGTAAGAGGCAAAGAGTTTTACAGAGTCCTTATCTTTTGAATATAACCAACCTTCATTGACTGGTTTAGCTAATTTCATTCTGTCAAATTCTTTCTCAGTAGCCCAGCCCGAATCGCTCACACAGTCGATCCACTCCACCCGGACTTTAGGAAAAGGTATATCGGGAGTTGTTGTTGAGGCAATAGCTTTTCTTCTTTTCTTGGGCATTCCTCTTTTTACACTTGCGACCTTTACATGGCAATTTTTATTTTTACATGCGCTGATAATTTTTCTGTGACAAGTGTCGCAAAAACTTATGAATTGATCTATTAATATTGATATACAATAATAATAACGCAAAAAAGACGCCGACCTTTGGTGTCGGCAGGTGTCGCAATCCTTGTTTTTTGACCTTGTTTTGCGACCTCAAGTGTCGGCACATTGTGGCAAGATTATGTTTTTTGTATACATATGACACAGTTTGTTTAGAATAATTCTAATTTAAGTGTCGGGTTGCGACCCCTTGCGACCCCTTGCGACCTCTGTTGCGACCCCTACAATACAGCTTTGTCTGCCCCATTCTTGTCATAATGTAGCTCCATTACCGCCAATTTATCTTCAGCTTCTGCCATGTCAGATAACAATTTATCTATCTCAGATGTGATATCTGGATGCTCAGGTATGATAATTTCCTGATCACTGTAGCATTTAATCTTATACTTACAGTCTTCAATCACGGCTTGGTATTTAGCTACCATGACTTTTCTTAATCGTTCGTTCATAGTTTCTCCTGTAGTTCTTTTAAATATTCTTCGTTTTCTTTTTCAGAATTATATCGTTCTTTCTCATCAAATTTTAGGTCATGATACATGTCTAATCTTTTCAAAAACTTATGTTTATACTGTCTTAATTCATGCCCATCTATTTTAAATTCTTGATAATATAGGTCAGGCGTGCATACCATGATAACTCCTTGCTCAATGTTTGACTTGTGGACGTAGTCATGTGCCATGGCGTATGCTGCGATTTGAAGATAATAATCTTCGATCCATTCTTTCTGCTTTGGACGATTGGCTTGCTTGAAGTCAACAACAGTTTCACGATTGTTGTGTAAACAGACAAGGTCTGTTGAGCCTGCGTATAGACCCGGATAGTATAACGTAACCTCCGAACCATACCACTCATCAACTGGTGTGAGGCCCACTTCAATAATTTTTTCGGCCATGGTTTTCGCCTTTTGTCCGAGCTCTGTAAGATCATCGTAGCCCACTCCCGTGATATGGTGCTCCAGGAATTTGTGCATAGCTGTCCCCCGACTACTAGATACATTTTTGATTCGTTCTGCTTCTGCTTCTCCAACTTTAGCCTTCCAGTCTTTTAAGAATTGTTGATTTTTGGTTTTGCCTAATATCGTAGTAACAGACGGAAGTCTAGCACCATTTACATCATAGATCCGTGATCCTTGGTCCATGATCTGTGTGCCTTTGACGTAGCTATATTTATTATTTTTTTTCATTTAAATATTTAGGTCCAAATTTTACTATATTATTTAACGGTGCAGAATCGTGCACATTACCACTGACCGAGATCCGTGTTACATTGGACTTGTATGGTGCAACCCAGTGCTTCAACCACGCAGGAAAGATAAACATATCATTCTCTTCCGGCATAAAAGACATATAAGTTACACAGTCTCTAGGACCATTGCCATAGATGAATTGTATACCTCCAGGTCCACAGCTCTTACCAATATACTCAGAGTTTTCTTTCTTTAATTCTTCAGGAATAGATAGGTAAGTTACGAAAGATAGTTTACCATCGTGATCGTGTGGTGGATTAAACTCATTAGGTTCTTGATAATTTATCCATAGTGCAGATAATACATACTCAGGTTTCTTTTCATATTTTTTATTAGTATACTGCTCGAACGCTTGATCGTATACACCAAGACATTGTGCCAGTTCTGGTAATAATTTATTTTTAGACTCTTCAGAGTATCCTGTTTCTTTATCTATGATACCTGCGAGTTTATCTCTAAAATCTAATTTATTTTTTTTAGCTTCATCTAATAAACTTTTTTTAAATTCATCAGATATTTTCATTCTAACAACACACGGTCCCCAGTTAAATATTTGTATGTTTATTCTTTTATCTGTCATCAAACCTCCAGGCTCATTACTTGTTTATATTTTTCTAAATCAATAACATTACCATTCATGATTTTATGTTCACCATAATGATCTATAATTTTTTGTATACCCTCCATCTTTACATGTGTGTACGGCCAAAACAATCTTGCAACGTAATATGCATCTCTAAATTGACATCGCCAACGCCATTGTTTTTTCCAACCAACTGTGTATGAAGTCTTGTATCTCTTCTCTCCAACTGTGCCAACTCCTAATACTTCACGAACCCAACGCAATACAGATTCATCTGTCATTGCCATTTCCATGCGTATCGACCATGTCGGATATGCTTTTTTCTGATGCTTTCTCTTTCTCATGTATTGTTTGTAAGTAATACATCCCTCACCATCAAATAAACCTGCAATATAACTTATATCAGTTTCAGATACCATTAGTGCACACTCTCTTTCTTATCTTCTGGAACCATTGGCACATCAACTGTTTCGTAAAACTCACCTTCAGAATCACAGTCCCAGCACTGATGCACTTGACTGTTATCTCTAAAATCTATGGATGTATCTCCTGTTGCTACTCTTATGTAACCATTGCCGTGACAAGTGTCACAGATATACTTTCTAACTTGTTTTACTTTTAACTTTGCCATTTAGTTTTCTCGCTTTCTCATTTGTAATTACTTCAATTGTTTTTGAGATAGATAACTTACCATCGGGCAATATTACCTTCGACAACTTCTCTAAAATAGCGTATGTTTCTTTTGATAGAGAAACATTTTTATACTTTGTCATGTCTGTCATGTGTGTTTCCTTTCATATTTAAAATTTAAATATAGGGTAATTTATAGGATTGTCAATGAAAATATTATTAACTTTACTAATTTGTTCACAAGTCGCAGGTACTTGTATGCCTCCATATCCGTGGCCTACTACATTTGACACAAATTATGATTGTTTAAAGTTTGGTTACGAGGAGTCTATTAAAAAATTAAAAGATATTGGTCCTGATGATGTTAATCAATACAACATGTTTATTAAGTTTTATTGCACTCCAACAGATACTATTTGACAACACTACTATTAGATGGTAAGCCAAGATTATCTTCTCACCATTTACCTACCCTTTTTATTTCCCTCTCTATAGGGTAGGTGTTATCTCATTATACAACCATATAAATGACCACTGCCATCATTCATAACATGAGCGTTAACAGGATAGTCATAGTATGTCGTTAGTTTCAAACGTAGTATGTCACACAAATCAAATAAGTCTAGTTCGTTTACCAATAAAGACATATGTTCCATCATCTGTTTTGTTACAGGAACTAATTGATAAACGCCATCGTTCAGTACGATCAATTCCATTTGCTGCCTCTCTTACTTTCTTGTACCAAAGTTTTTTATATTTCGGGTCTTTCGTCTTGTTCCACTTTATTGCTAGTTCGTCTATTTCTTTTTGTGTCATTATTTATAGTTGTCCCCCATTTAAGTATACTTCTTAAACCTGGTGCTTTTATTTCTACATCGACACCATATGGTTTCCATTCTTTCTTCATTAGATTTAACTCTAATAAAAAACTAGACCATTGTTTTTGAGAAATATTTTTTGGTTTTATTGTTATTATTTTTTCTTTCATAACAACAATGTAGGATAATCTGTGAAGATGTCAAGTCTATTGTGGACGCCCTTGTCGGTTGTATTTTTTATGCGATCTTTTCTCGTGTTTATTTAATTTTTTCTTGTGACGTCGAGGACGTTTGGGAGGTTTATCTCGAGGTACAAAATGTGTAAACTTAACTCTCGCCATCGTTAAAGTATTGATCTAGATCTGATTTTAATGTGTTAGGATGCATTGTTGGTATATAACTTATTTTACCATTTACGTGTTGCTCTAAATCAGCACCACAATTCATACATCTAAAAAAAGTTTTAGTCACACCAACTAACATAGTAAATTCGTTACATGTCGGGCATATCCCGTTTACTATTTCTGCGTGAACCCTCATTTTATAATAAGTTTTTTAATACTCTTACTACCATCAATATTATCCTCTAATTCTGCATCACCTTTGTAACATTTGTAGGTTACAGATTCAGAATATTGTCTCTCAGCCTGACGCTTGCCACGTAAACACTGTGCCATGCCATCAACCTGTAAACGAGCCTCTTTAATTTCTCCGTTTACAAACATAAGTAGGGCCACTATAGATTCAATCATATTTCCTCACGTATATTAGTATAGATAATATAAT